ATCAATTAGTAAAACAAGATTGGAAATGTTATTATTCAAAAATGGATTTTGATACTAATATAAATTATTTATGTCCATCAATTGAACGAAGTGATAGTAATTTAGATTATACTAAAGACAATTGTGTAATTGTATTAGAATTTTGTAATAATTTTAAATCTTCATATTCTATACTAGAATTTAAAAGATGTGTAATTTCTATTGTTACAGGTATTTTACAAGATTGTGATAATGAAACTATAAATAAATTAATTGGTGGAGGTAAAAAAAAAGGTATTAAAGACTGGAAACAAGTTGATTTAACTAGACCTTTACATATGAGTGATTTGGGATATTATATTTATGAAATCTTAAAAAATAATGATGAATATTTTTCAAGAATAGAAATTACAGATTTGATAAAAAATAAGTATAATATTGATGTATCAAAAGGAGGATTACATAATGCTTTTAAAACTATGATTAAAAATAACTATTTAATTGTTGATAAAAGTTCTACTGATTGGAAGTATAAGCTAGAAACCAGAGATAATATTAAAAAAATTAATGAAAATACTAATTTACATTGTGGTTCTTGTAATAAAGAATTTAATATTTTACATTTTAGAAAACGAGAAGCTCGTGGAAAAAATAAATTAGATTTAAATTTATATCATACATTATGTACGGAATGTAATACAAAATCTACAAATAAATATAAAAATAAATCTATGGAAACTTTTATATTAAGACATATTGGTAGCAGTAATAATAACTGGAAAAAAGGAAATATTACAAAAGAAAATATTAGTCAAATAAATGGATTTGATGGTAAATGTGCAATTTCAGGATTACCTTTATTGATTGAAAATAATAGTGGCAAATTTAACCAAGCATCTTGTGATAGAATAAATAGTTCATTTGGATATAATATTGATAATACACAAATTATTTGTTTAGCATTAAATTTGGCAAAAAATGAGTATAGTATATCTAATGATAATATTTTAAATATCATTAAAAATATTTATTCAAATATTTATAGCTTTTAATACCAATTATATTTGTTCTAATATAATATCTATAGGACACCCGCTTTCATAAATAATAATTTTATATGCATCATGATTATAATATACACATTTTTCTTTATGAAACAATAAATTTATTTCGCTTAATTTACTAATAAATGCATCCTCGTCTGCAAATGTATCATAATTATATGCATAACTTAAAATAAATGTTTGTTCTTCTCTGGTTGGTCCTTTTTGATTTTTAGGTTTATAAGCATAAATTGTATAATGATCTATAAAAGGATATCCTTCTAAATTACTAATCAATTGATGTTTTTTCATTAATCTTATGCGTTTATCTATATTTTTAATATTATTAAAATGTCCCCAAACTTTTGTTTCTTTAATAATCATATTATTATTCATTTTATGTAATTAAAATATGTAAATAAAATATAAAATAAAAAATATTAAAAATTGATTTAAAATAGCTACAATTAGCTATCTTCAATTAGCTAGCGTTAATTATGAATGTTGATAGTAAGGTTACATATAATATGCATGCTATTAACGCTTATAATGCTGTAAATGTTACAACACAAGAAGCAAATCATAATCTACTATTAAAACTGTTTTTATACATTATTTTCCGCTATTTTATTTAGTCAAAAGATTTTTAAATAATAAAAAAAAATTATTTAAAAAAATAGTGCGTAACAATAATATTATTATGTCGTCTCCTGTTGAAACATTTGCTTTTCAGGCTGAAATCAATCAGCTTATGTCTCTTATTATTAATACATTTTATTCAAATAAGGACATTTTTTTACGTGAATTAATTTCTAATTCATCTGATGCGCTAGATAAAATTAGGCATCATTCATTATCTGATAAGAGTGTGTTAGACACTCATAGTGAATTAACTATTCAAATTATTCCAGATAAAGCAAACAAAACATTAACAATTTTAGACAGTGGTGTTGGTATGACCAAATCGGATATGATTACTAATCTGGGAACAATTGCTCAATCGGGAACAAAAGGATTTATGGAGGCTATGAAAAGTCAGGGAGACATTAATATGATTGGTCAATTTGGTGTTGGGTTTTATTCTGCATATTTAGTTGCTGAACGGGTTGTTGTTACTTCTAAAAATAATGATGATGAGCAATATGTGTGGGAATCAAATGCTGGTGGTTCATTTACTGTTAAAAAAGATGACTCTGGAGTGGACCTTGGGCGTGGAACTAAAATCACGTGTTATTTAAAAGAGGATCAGCTTGATTATTTAGAAGAAAGTCGGATTAAGGAATTAGTAAAAAAACATTCGGAGTTTATTAACTATCCAATTAGTCTTTATGTGGAAAAAACAGTATCAAAAGAAGTAGAACTAGATGAAGAAGACGAAGGAGAAGATGGAGAAGATGGAGAGGGAGAAACTGCCCCTTGTGAAAAATGTGAAACTGACGAACCAAAAATTGAAGAAGTTAATGACGAGGACTTGGCTAATATTGAAAAAATGACAAAAGCAAAGAAAACAAAAACAGTTGAAGAAGTTGTAAGTGAATATATTCTGTTAAATAAACAGAAACCTATTTGGTCTAAAAAACCGGACAGTGTATCAAAAGATGAGTATGAGTCGTTTTATAAATCGTTAACTAATGATTGGGAAGAACATTTAGCAGTTAAGCATTTTTCTGTTGAGGGTCAGTTAGAATTTACTGGTCTATTATTTGTTCCAAAGCGTGCTCCTTTTGATCTATTTGAGCCAAATACAAAAAAAAATGGACATATTAAATTATATGTTAGACGTGTATTTATTACTGATGATTGCGAAGATTTAATTCCTGAATGGTTAAAGTTTGTAAGAGGCGTTGTAGACTCCGAGGACCTTCCGCTAAATATTTCTCGTGAAATGCTGCAGCAAAATAAAATTCTAAAGGTTATTAAGAAAAACATTGTTAAAAAATGTTTAGAATTATTTGCGGAAATTAAAGAAAATAATGAGGATTATACAAAGTTTTACGAACAATTTAGTAAAAATATTAAGCTTGGAATTCACGAAGATGCTTCAAATCGTGAAAAATTAAGTGAGTTATTAATGTTTCATAGCACAAAGTCGGGTCAGAAAATGGTTTCGCTAAACGACTATGTTGCTAATATGCCATCTAGTCAAACACAAATTTATTACATTACAGGTGAATCGCTAAAATCCGTAGTAAATTCACCATTTATTGAGAAATGTAAAATGCGAAATCTTGAGGTTCTTTTTATGATTGATCCAATTGATGAATATTGTGTTCAGCAACTTAAAGAATATCAAGGTAAGTCGCTAGTTTGTGTTACAAAAGAGGGACTAACATTTGATTTTGATGAAGACGAGAAACAAAAATGGGAAACTTGTATAAATGATTTTAAGCCACTAACAGAGAAAATTAAGGAAATCCTTGGTTCTAATGTTGAAAAGGTTGTATTAAGTCAGCGCGTTGTTAACTCTCCTTGTGTATTAGTAACAGGTGATTATGGGTGGACAGCTAATATGGAACGAATTATGAAAGCACAAGCACTTCGTGACACTAATAATTCATATATGATGTCGAAAAAAATTATGGAAATTAACCCGTATCATAGTATTATTAAATCACTTAAAGAACGTCTTAAATCAGTGAACAATGAATCTATGATTAGAGATCTTGTAAGTTTATTATATGAGTCGTCGTTAATTTCAAGTGGTTTTAGTATTGAAGAACCGGCAACTTTTGTTAATCGTATTAATAATATGATTAAGCTTGGACTTTCGATTGATGATGATGACGAAAAGATTGTAGATGCTAAAGAAGATGATTTAAAGGAAGAAGAAGAAGAAGAACAAACGCATATGGAAGAACTTGACTAAACTAAACTAAACTAAAATAAATAAATTGTCTAAATATTAAAATTATTATTTGTTTAACAATAATTTTAATTTTTTATTTTGCTAAATTTTATTTGCGTTATTAAATGAATAAATATTTAGAGAACTATATTAATTAATTAATGTCTTCAAGTGGTATTACTTCAATAAATGAACTTCCTTCATTAAATAGTCAAAACGGACACATACAACAACAACAAATGATGAGTCAGCAACCTCAAAATATTATTTTAAATAGAAATGAGATTGTATCAACTAATAATAATCAAATGTCAACATCGAGCTATACTCAATTATTACCAACAAGTGGCGGAGCTAATACAAGTAATCCAATAATGCAAAATAGTCCATTAACTATGGAAAATAGTATTCAAAGTCAGCAAAGTCAGGCTCCACCTAACTATAATGAATTAATAAGTCAAATACAGAAAGCGGCAGTTTATGGAACAACTGCATTACCTTCACGAGATATTCCAATGGAACCTTTAAAAGTTGCAAACGATGTTCAAAGTCAACCTAATTATATACCTCCTCCACAGTTTCAAGAAGATTATATTAAAAATAGTATAACTCCTCAAAATTTGATAGACACGAATTCAATACAAACAAAAAATCTTGCTTATTTTGATAAATTATATGGTGAATTACAATTACCAATAATTATTGCTCTATTATTTTTTTTATTTCAATTACCAATAGTTAAACAATATAATAAAAAGTTACTTCCATTTTTATTTAAAACTGATGGTAATCCAAATTTATATGGTTATCTTGCTAATAGCGTATTGTTTGCATCTATGGTTTATATATTATTAAAACTTGTTGCTTATTTAGCATAGTGTCTTCCAACCTTCATCCATAAAAGAATACTAATTGTAAAACCTACTAAAAATCCAGCTACACACTTATCAGGATGATCCTTTAAAAATGAACTAGTTATATAAGGGCCTAAATAATAGTTTTATTTCATTTTATGCCCTTCTTTCTAGTTTTAGGTTTTTTATTGCCTCTTTTTCTATGTGTTATTTTTCTTGCTCTAATATATTTTTTGCCTAATCCAAGTCTTGATGAACTAGACGAAGCACTAGATGGTGCGCGTGAGGGTATCAAGTCTAAGTCATCTACTGATAAATGCATAGCTGATTGTCTGACAAGACTAGTTGGTCGTGTCCCTATATTCGGTTGTCTTTGAAGTCTTGGTGGTGCAGAAAAAGGAGGAGGTGGAAGACCAGATGGTATACTGGGAACACGAGATGGTATACTGGGAAAACGAGATGGTCTACTGGGAAGATGGCTTGAAGCTAGAGCTATTCTGTCGCGTGTATCAAGAATTAATAGATGATTATCTGTTTGAATAATAGCTGCTGTTGTTTGTTGGCTAAGATTCCTTAAATTGTGCATTAGTGAATCTAATGTTTGACTACTAACGCGGAAGTTTTTAATAGTCTCTCCGCTACTGATTATACTATTAAGTTCTTCATTAAAATCTTGCCTGTCACGCTCAACTAATTGTAAATAACCAGTCCTCAATGTCTTAACTCTTTTTATATTAGCGACAAGTAGTTCAACTTTAAGCTTAATAATAAGTATATTTGTATTTGATAAACATAATTGAATAATTAATAGTGTTAATTTTAATAAATTTTCTAATTCTTTTTTTATAGCAATTACTCTTCCTAATTCAGAGTCTGGTGGTATTGGAGACATATATATATATTATTATAACATTATAATAATATATAATATTAATTTGTTTATTTTCCATATTTACAATATTGTTTTTGAGAGAACCCACGCGGTCTTCTACAATTAATAGACTTCTTATATTTTGCACTCCATGCTCCGCCTCTTTTGCCCTTTTTTTTAGATTTGCGTTGTTTTTTACCGCTCGCTTGATTTAACTGTCTTTCACGAATAAGTGCTCTTTTAAGTTTGCGCTCAAGGTCGCTTACAATCCTCATTATACTTTGTTGTTGTTGATATAAACTATAATGGTGTTCGCTTGCTAGTCTGTATGTTTCTCGCGCTAGTGCTTTTTGTTCTATAATAGGAGCAAGACCTGTATCCATTAGCTCATCAAAAAGAGCGCTAACCTGATCAAATCTTGGTTTTAAATTATTAAAATAATTTATATCGGTATCTTCATCTTCATTATGTACATATTCTAACCACTGTCTCTTTAGTTCCTTATATTCCATTCCTAAATTGGACTGATTAAAATTTGTAAGAAGCGTGTATCTTAAATTATCACGTTCTTCTCTCAACCTTTCATAGCGGTCGCCCTCGTCATCTCTGCGTGTTAGTGCGCGCTCAACTTCAATAGTTAACGCATCTAATGCAGTGCGTTGTTGTCTTAAATCGGCTTCTAATTCTCTAATAGTATTTGCTAAATTGGTTCTTCGTGTTTCTAAAGCCTGTGTTCGTCGCGCTAATGCACTTGGATTATTGTGTCTTTGAGTTGCCGACCTTAAATGCATTCTGGGGGTTCTAATAGTATTTTCATTAATAGAAGACATATTATATTATATTATATTAGCACAATATAATATTTTAAGCTTTGTTTTATAGTTTTCTTCTATAATCCTCTTCTTCTTGTGAGTTTCCCCTTTTTGCCTCTCTTATGTGTAGGGCGTCGTTGTCTTCTTATGTTTCGACCTTCACCTAATGCTCTATTTATGTCATTGCTTTGTCTGTTTAAATCATCACGCGCTTGTGTTAAATCGCGCGTTAATAATGAGTGATTTATTAGTCGTCCATCTAAATTTCGAAATGTTCTATTTCCTATGTCGTAATTAGCTTGTGCTAAATCTATTTCTTCTTGTATTGGAGCAATAAGCGCGTGGGTATTAGCGTACATTGCGTCACCAAGAGCATATAGTTATGTTCGCAAGCGTTCTATTGTTTCAATATCATATGGTCTATTAACTTGATATTCGTGGAGTAGGCGGCTTACTTCGGCTTCTCGTTGTCCTTCGTCTGTTTGAACTAGTTCTTCTATTTGACTTCTTTGTGAAGTACTTCTTAATAAGTGTGGTAAATAGCGTAGTCGTCGCGCATCATCAAGCATATGGTTTTCTGCTTGTTGTACTTCTTGTGCAAGAGGACCATATTCACGTGTTCTTGCATTTAATATTGCGTTTAATGTATTTAATTCATTTTCTAATGGACGTCTTCTAAATCTTAAATCTGAACGTTGTCGTGCTGTTAATGGTCTTGGTCTTAGTCGAGTTCTTGGTGGAGACCTTAAAGGCTGTATTACAATAGTGGGCATATTATATTATAATATATAATAATATATAATATATAATAATATATAATAATATATAATAATAATTTTTTTAGCTCTTTAGCTCTCTCTTATAACTACAATTCTTCCAAGTCTTACAAGTCTTCCAAGTCTTCCAATTCTTCTTTTAAATTATAAACAATTAAAAATAGTCTATCTTCTTCGTCGTGTGCTGCAATATGCGCTTCATATGCTTTAGTATAAATTTGGTATAATTTTTCTATTTTATCTATAAGAGCATAAAGTTTACTATTAGGTCCATAACGAAGTGTTTGAAGTCTTATTCCGATTAAAGAAGCGCGCGAGCGTTTCAACATGCTTTGACTTCTATTAAGTTCATCGTATTTCTTTTTTAAGTCATCATATTTATCTAATTTGGAATGTCCAATAACTTTCACAAGTTCGTCACGTTCCTCTTCTAGATCACCAAGTTCATTAAAGAGCTGTTCCTTACGAGCATGAATTTGTTGAGACTTTACTATATGAGCATCTAGTGCATCTTGTGCAATTTTTAGTTCCTTTAGTAAAGTTTGTTTTTTTCTACCAATTGTTAAATGAGATGTTGGAATAGCATTCACTATCTTACTAGCAATAGCACGTGAATTAACACTTTGTTTAAATTTTTTACTAAGTAAATGCGCTACTTCCTTCTTGTAATCAGCATTTTTTAACGCTAGTGTTACAGACTCTCTAGGAACGCCTTTAAGTACTTGTGATACAAGTCCTGGTTCCCTAAAAGTTTGATTATGACTACGTAAACTGGTAGCATTTAATCTTTCTCCAATTAAATAAGGCACAGCTGCTTCGCTTTCTCTTGGACCTCCTCCTCCAATTCTTTTTGAGTTATGTTTTATTTTAACTTGTTTTTTCTTCCCATGTTTTCTTGTTTTACGCATAATTATAATATATATATATTATGCAAATATAATAAGTTTACATTAGTCGAATACTCAATTTATATATATAATAAAGTTATTATTTATGAAAAATATCATAACCTTGGGCATTCTTAATTCGGATATCGTGATTAATTGGCATAACGCACCCAGATAACGCACCTCTTTTTTTTAACATTTCAACTTCTTCAGGAGAATAGCTGTCAACAAATCCATTGTATAATTTTTTGCTAAACCTTTCTTTAAATTTTTTTATTTCATTTTCTTTGACTTTACCAAATAACAACCCAAAGTCAAATCCTTCTACGCACCCTTCATTACAAAAGTCTCTTCTGCATAGTCTTTCGTCCATTTCTTCTAATTTTTTTTTATCTATTCCTGCTATTTTTGATTTATTCATAATAGTCTTTAGATTTGCTGGGATATTTTTATATTGCTCTACCAAATAATCATTTTTACAAAAGTTATGACATTTTTTCATTGTCTTATCTTTTCTAACCATATATTTAAAATTATCTTTCTTTTTTTTGTGTTGCTTCAATAATTTCAAAAACTCTTTATCAGACATAACTTTTTTCTTTTTTGTTTTTGATTTTGTTTTTGATTTATCCATTATTATATAATAATATAATCTATAATAATAAATAATATAATAAATAATATAATAAGTTTACATTAGTCGAGTGATCAATTTATATAAATGATAAATGATAATAAAGACTCCAACAAATCCCAATGCTATATATGTTTCTTTAGTTAGTTTATTTTGTAATCCAAAATATGCTAGTGCTATAAATCCCGGAATAAATAGTATATAATGAATAATATTTAAAATATTTCTTAAATTAGTAAAGTCTAAAGTAGGAAACGGGACAAATAAAACTATTGCCAAACCTAATACTCCTAGCGCATAATATATTGGTCTCTGTGACTTATTTTTAAAATAACTAATATATACTAATAATGCCCCTATAACTAATATATGTAGTATATTGACATATTTCATAGGTAATCTTACAATGCTCATTTACTATTTTAATATAGTAAGTATATTATATTTTAGATTTTTTAATATTTTTTATTATTTACTTAGATTTCCAATATAATATTTTGGTAAAACGCTTTCTTTTACAAAACTAGGGTGCTTAATAGATTTAAAAAGTCGCGTTCCATCTTTGCCGACTGCTTTTAAAATAACGTCTCCTCCTGGATGTGTTGGAATCCAATTAGTAATATCATAAACCTTCTTTTCAATTATTGTCCAAGCATCGTTTTTCTTATTATGTTTTTTGACTTCGCCTAATGTAAACGTGTTTTTTTTGCTACCACCTAATGTAGTGTCTTCTACTTCTACTTCTAGCTTACTTTTGCCTCTCTTAATTGTACGTTTTAAAGTCTTGGTCCTAGCTAATATTTTCACTAATTTAGCTATACAACTTTCCGACGTCATTAAAGCGCCTTCGCACCATGCCTGATACTTTGAATAATTCTCTCCAATAATAAAAACGCGAGGATAAGGATTTAATAATTTAGAACTTAAATAATCGGAGTCTACATCTTTTTTCCAGCACGCCACACCAGCATCCCAAAAATACATTTTAATATATTTACTTAAAGGCACTTTTATATTATAAATGCTAAATAGCAAATTTAGCTTCGTGTTTAGTTTAACTTTAACGTAGTCAAGTCCCTTGCTCATTAATAAATTATTCCAATAGCGTGCATTAGCGCAATCACTATAGCTACTCATAATTAGTCCATTGTCAGGATTAATAGGAATTACAAATTGAACATTATTATTTGTAATTGTTTTTTCAATATTTTTGAACCACACCTCTCCGCTGTCTTTGTCTTTGTCATAAATCTCGTAAATTCTTAGTAGATTAATTGAGTTTATAGAGTTTAACTCGCTTAGCAAAGGCTTGAAAATTGTCAATTGCTCCAAGCTTTTTTTAGGAATAGCGCATATTACATATTTTGAATATAGAGTGTCTGGACTAGACCCTTTAGTATTATAATTTGCAACACTTATTTCAAATAGATCACTAGCATCATTCTTTTTATAAGTTATATTTTCAACATTTGAGAGATTTTGTATCTTTATATTATGCGATTTATAAGCCCTTGTTTTTTTAATGGCTTGTAACAGTCGTTCTATTATTTGTTCTAGTCCTCCGTTAAGTGTGAAAAACTTTGTTTCATTATTATAGTCATATTTAAAATACTCAATAGCATCATAAGCATTTAATTCGTTCAAGTCAGAAGAATATTCGAAGACGTCTTCGACTTTTCGAGAGAATGATGCCGACACATATTTTGTAAGTAACTCATACAAATAATAGCTTTGTTTTGTTGACTTGCCTAATTTGGAAACTAGGGGGCTAAAGAAAAATTTGGTTAATTTGTCCATAATGTAGTCTTTTGTTGATGTTTTATTGCTTACTTTGTTATTTGCGGTTACTTCTATATATGTTTTAGTATTTGGAATGGGGATTATTTTGGGTTTTAGGCCAACTTCATTTATTAGACTAGTTATGAGTTTATGATGATAGCCTAAGCGTCCTGCGCCTAAATCCATAATATATTCTTGCTTGTCTATTGTTTCTTTATACGAATATATTCGTCCGCCATAACGTTGTCCTGATTCTAATAATAGAATTTTTAGATGTACAAACGATTTTGACAATTTATATAAGGTGTAAAGACCCGCTATGCCTCCTCCTATTATTACTAGATCATAATTGTTTGGATTATGATTTTTTTTATTTGTTTTATTTTTTTGTGTGTTAGTCATTTAATTATATTATATTATTAACTTATAGCAAGATAATAATATAATAGTTATAAATCTCTCAACTTATTATTTATAAATTTATAATTTTATAATTTTCTAATTTTATAATTTTCTAATTAGCCAAACTCCTAAGTATATTCATAGCATTAGTAACACGTTCTCGCGCTTGTCCTAATTCTTCTCCAGCAATTTCTTCAATTCTAAGTAATTCATTATAAGTTGGAGAGTTTGTACGGTCATTGTGACTTTGATTAGATTGTTCGTAGTTGAAAGTGTTGAATGCTGCATTATTATATGCTTGTGTTGCTAATCGTCGTCGTTCTAATGCTTGGTTTCTAGCAACAAGCGCCTCTTCATAAGTTATATTTGGAACTGCTAAATGTGCATAGGCATTGTTAGGTATAACTGTTCTACATAATGGACAATTAGCGTGTCCAGAGCGCATACTACTTTCTAAACATCCACTATGAAATCTGTGTGTGCATCCTAATTTTGTAATAGCTTCATTTTTTGCCATAGGTTCATGACATATTGAGCATTCATTTGTTTTTTCTAAATTTGCATAAATTTGTTCAATTGAGCGGGCGTGTCTTCTTCTAGTTTGTTTTCCTCGTACTCGTTTTTGAAGCTTTTTAGCTGCAGAACTTCTTCTTCTTCGACTTGAAGAACTTCGACTTCTTGAAGGCATATAATATAATAATATATTTTTATATTGTTATGTTATATTATATTAGTGTTATATTAATGCAATCGTTGTGATTCAGGTAGTGCATTATACATAGCTTCTGCCCTTTCATTTGCTAGTCGATAACGTTCGCGCGCTGCCCTTAAATTGAGTTCTTCTATTTGTAAATCTCTAATGCTAATTCTTCGTCGTTGTGTTGCTGTCCTTGTAGTTGTTCTTGTTGTCCTCGCTAATATAGTTGCTATTCTTTGTTCTATAACTTTCACAGCCTCATTCGCTGCTATACTCTCTTGTAGTGCATTTATTACACTATCTACATTATTATTTTGTGTTTGTCTATTATTTATTGTTCTGGCATTATATAAGTTTCTTAGGATTTGTAGTGGTCTAAATACTAAGTTTCTAAACATTCGTCTATTTCTAGTTCTAGCTCTAGCTATACTTCTAGTTTGTAGTGAAACATTAGTTATAACTCTTCTACAAATGGGGCATTTATTATTATAACGAAAAGCCTGTTTTATACATTTAGTATGAAATATATGTCTGCACGGTAAAGCAATTGTAATATTTTTTTTCATAGGCTCAAAACATATCGGGCATTCATTAGTCTCTTTTATAGTTTCTTTTAGTAATTTTACTGCTCTTCGACTTCTAGAACCTCGAAAACCTGATTGAATTTTTTGTGTTGCTGCTAATTTCTTAGTTCTATTAGCTCGAAAACTTGATTGAATTTTTTTTGACGCATTAGATTGAATAATAGATGATGACATACTATTATATAAGGTTATTATAATAATTTTTTTATAAAAAAGTTATTAAGGAGAACCACTAAACATTTGCGAACCACTAAACATTTGCGAACCACTAAACATTTGCGAACCACTAAGCATTTGCGAACCACTAAGCATTTGCGAACCACTAAGCATTTGCGAACCACTAAGCATTTGCGAACCACTAAGCATTTGCGTGCCAAGATGGTTTGAAATTCGTAATGCATTTTGCGCATTGCGTCTTGCGCGTATTAATAATTGTGCAATTCTATTAGTAATAGTAAAAAGGTGTTGGTCTAATATTTCATCATTTCTGGTTGGCCTTGTGCTAAAGCTTACATAGTTAGTGCTTGTATAACTTGCTTCATCGTGTAGACTTATTAAAGTAGTCTCGGTATCAGTTGCAGTTACTTCATTATATATTGCCTGTTCATAAGTTATATTTGGAATTTCTGGTGCATCAGGTAGTAGTTGGCTTTGTAGTGTCATACTTTGTTCTATAGTGTCTAGTTCGCGTGCGCGTTCTATAAAGTGTCCTATTAGTTGAATTGGTTCTAAATCTAATACATAATCTAATTCATGTATTAGTGGTTGTATTTCGAATAATGGTTGTACTTGTCGTTCTCGTTCTTGTTGTTCTTGTTCTTCTATAGAAGGATAAGGTATATTAGTTACAATACTCCTACACTTTGGACATCTTCCACCAGTGCTAGTCAATGAACGCCTTATACAGTCTTCGTGAAATCTATGTCCACAAGGTAATGCAATACGAACATCTTTAGTCATAGGTTCAAAACATATTGGACAATCATGAACTGTTGTACTAGTATTTTTTTCTCTATTTATTACTTTTCTAGTTTGTTTTCCTCGAACTTTTGACTGAATTTTACGACTTGCTTTTGACCTTTGTCTTTTTTTACTTCTAAATCGTTTTTGAATTTTTCTAGCAGCAGAACTTCTTAATCGCGATGACCTTCGTCTTTGCGTTTGTGAAGGCATATATATATTATATAATATATAAGACTATAAAAATAATATATATATATATATGTTATAATGTAAAAATAATATAAAGCTATAAAAACATTACATAAGGTCTGGCTCTTCATCATTATCACCACCAATTTCCTCTACAATTTGCGTAGCATTATTCCTAAGTACTTGCGCGCGATGTAATAAATCAAGCGTTATATAATACATATTAGTAACATCTTGGTCAAGCGATCCATTTGTTCTAACATTTCTATAATTCTGATAATTTTCAGAAGCTTCATAAAATAGCCTTCGTATTTCAGCTACAATTTGGCGTGCGTTATGTTCAATATGTAATGCTGGAGTTATAGTTATATTTGGCATTTCTCTTGGGTCGGGTAGTTGTGCTAATCGTTGTTCTAGCATTTCAATTTGTTGCATAGATTGTAATATATATTGTCTTCGTTGTGTTGGGTCTAATATTGCTGCTGGTGCTTGTGGTGCTTGTGGTTGTTGTTGCGAAAGCGGAACATTACCAAATGTTCGATTTGCTCTTCCTTCTGGTACATATGGTATATTAGTTACAACACTCCTACAATTTGGACAAGTTCCATTAGTGCTAGTCAATGAACGCCTTATACAATCTTTATGAAATCTATGTCCACAAGGTAATGCAATACGAACATCTCTAGTCAAAGGTTCAAAACATATTGAACAATCATGAACTGTTGTCCTGGTGTTTTTTTCTCTATTTATTACTTTTCTAGTTTGTTTTCCTCGAACTTTTGACTGAATTTTACGACTTGCTTTTGACCTTTGTCTTTTTCTACTTCTAAACTTTTTTTGAATTTTTCTAGCAGCAGAACTTCTTAATCGCGATGACCTACGTCTTTGTGTTTGAGAAGGCATATATTATATTATAATATAATATAATATAATATATTATTATTTTATGCTATAGTATATTATTTTTATATTATAATATATTATTTTTATATTATAATATATTATTTTTATATTATAATATATTATTTTTATATATAATTTTATAATATAGCATAAATGTTTTTATAATAACTAGCTATACATTCCACGTATTAATCTATTATACTCATCTGGTGTTATTCCAGTAGTAGGATGAGTATCAAGCTGTGAGCTTCTATTATAGGCTGTTGTTGTTATTCCATTAACAGTAATAGGTTGAACATTAGCCATGCTTCTATTATAGGCTGCTGTTGTTATTCCATTAACACTAATAGGAGCCATGCTTCTATCTATTATAGGCTGCTGTTGTTATTCCATTAACACTAATAGGAGCCCGTGTTTGTATAGGTGCTGATAGTCTCCTATGTGCTTGTAACCAATTATCCCATTGTCTATTTGATAGCCGTATGAATGCGTTTCCATTGCGTGGTAAGGTGTTAATTACTCTTGTTGAAGCGTCCATAGACATACGTGCCTCATCAAATGTTGTTGCACGACTCATATTATCTATTAACTCATTAGCATGATTAATAGCATTCATAGTTGCTCTGCTTTGTCTAGGTGGTTCTTGTAATCGTGGATACGTTTGTAGCCATACTTGGTTTCGTGCTTCCCTGAGAACTGCTCGTTCACTTTCTGGCAAGCTATTAATTAGTACGTCTGTTTCATTTATCAAGCCAATTGCTTCAATCATAGTAGCAACATTAGCCAATCCTGCTATTAATGCGTTAACACGATTAATAGTATTATTAATATTAGTACTAATAGGCATTGAAATATGCCTTTGTAGGTGATAGGGTATTTCTGGTTCTATAGATGTTCTACATAATGGACAACTTGTATTAGTGGCATTCCATTGCTCAATGCACTTTCTATGAAATTTATGACCGCAACGAAGCGTTTTTGTAAGTCTTGGGTACAACATATCACCATAACATATAGGACATGCTTCATGATTTGGATTTTCTAACGCTTTTCTAAATTTTTTTTGAATTCTTCTTGTAGCACGTCTTTCAGAGTTTATTTTTGATAAATCTGCTAGCGCTTGTGTTCTTCTTTTTCTTTTTCTGAACGTGTTTTGAATATGTGTAACTACTTTTGTTGTTGGACTTAAAGAAACGCGTCTTGGACTTAAAGACGCTAGTCTTGGACTTAAAGCCGGTGCTGTTGGATCTAAAGCTGCTAATTCTTCTACAGGTGCCGGCGCTATTCTATTTATAGATCTTCGCGTTGCTAATCTATTTCTAATACTTTTTCCAATATTTCTTAATTTTGCTGTTTTATTTCTTATAAAGTCCATATATATTAGTATAATATTTTTTTAATAATCCTATAATATAATTAATAATAATAGACTATGAATTCTAATAAAAATAAAAATAAAAATATTTCGCAGTTATTTAAGTTGATTAGTAAAAAAAAAATATTTTTAGTATTGATTTTTCTAAATTTGCTATTTCAACACTACATTAGTTATTATGTAAGTGCTAATATTAATTTAGACACGCCTAAAGAAAAAGAAAAAGAAAAACAGGAAGATACTACTAAATATAACACTATTATTATTGTTAGTGCTTATATATTAGCTACACTATTTGTTTTACTTTTAATATTTGTTCCTATGTCTATGATGTTCAAATTTATAATATTTTCTCTCTTTTCGGTCACATATGGAATAATATATGTCACTATAAAACGCTATTTTGACCCTAATATTATACATGGGGCTGTTATAGGAAGTGTAATAATTTTTGCTTTTATGATATTATTTGGAGTAGCACTAATAATGAGCGGTGTTCAATTGAGCAATAAAGTGTCTTTTGGTTTATTTTATGCTATTTTGTTGTTAATAATAGTAAGTATTGTGCAATATTTTATTTATAATTATTTAGTTATTACAAAATTACTGTTAATTGCAGCATCAATCTTGTTTGTATTATATATTGTGAATACAACCAATAATATATTGCTACGCGACTATGATGGAGATTTTATAACTGCCTCGTTTGATTACTATACAGATATGTCTAACATTTTTACAGCATTAAAAGTTGACAATATATAATTATTATCAAGACAAATAATAATATTATACTATTTTATTCTATTTTATTATTATAATATAATAATATGAATTCTAAGAAATCAAATTTAGCAAATAAAAGCAAAAAATCCATTTTTAGGAATGATATATCACAAGTATTTCAGTTAATTAGCGAAAAAAGGGGTTTCTTTGCATTAATTTTAGCAAATTTATTAGTCCAACTTTTTATTACTTATTATGTAAGTGAAAATGTCAAAGTTGATGAAGAGAAGAAAGATTCTAAAAAATTCGACGCCAAATATATTGGTGCGGTCGTAGTAACAATTGTTATTATTTTAATTTTGGCATTAGTTACTATGCCTCCTTGGTTAAAATTCATATTGTTTTCTATCTTTTCTGGTGCTTTTGGAATACTTTTAGCATATAGAAAGTATGGATTAGATTCTGGCGTTATTAAAAGTGCGCTAGTCGGAACAGCTAGTATTTTTGTTACTATGTTTATATTTGGACTAGCACTAATAATGAGTGGTATTAAATTAGGTTTTATGACTGCTCTAATATTACTTTTTGCTTTATTAGCGTTAATAATAATTAGCATTGTGCAATATTTTATTATTCAATCTTCATTATTAAAAAAAATAATAGTCATTGGAACGTTAATAATATTTTCGCTATATATAGTGTATAATACTAATAGTATATTACAACGCAATTATAGCGGGGACTTTATAACAGCCTCATTAAACTATTATTTAGATCTAATAAATATTTTTAGCGCATTATTGAGTGAAGGTGAGTAAGGTTATTAAGGTATAGGAATAAATTTCCACCCTAAATCGTCACAAATTTTCTTCCATATTTGGTCTTGTTCTATGCGCTTTTCACGGTCTTTTAACATAGGAAAATATGGTAAAAAACTGCGTTCATTTAACAATTCACATAATTTATATAATGTATAATAATAGTTTAAAAAATTTACTCTTTCTTTAGGACAATATTTCGAATATGGCTTTTGTAGTTCCATAAATAAATTACATAGTGTTTCTTCGAGCTCTGCACTCATAATAGGTGGTCTAATTCCTAATTTATCTTTAATAAATGGTATATGTTCGTAATATTTATTGTAGCCCAAATTTTTCAATATTTCTTTGGTTTTTTTATTTGACAAGTCACTCAAACTTATGCGTTCTTTCTTTATTTGATTTTTAATGTTTTCAAAAACTTCATCAGGTATATTTGTGCTTTCTTTAGCCTGAAATTGCGCCAAAATCTCCTTTAAATGGTTAATCCGTTTATATGCATAAGAGCATACTTCTTTAGGTGGTTCTTTATATGATGGTTTATCTATATCTATTAAATATTTAATACTATTAGAGCAATTAGAGCATATTGTCATACCTTCGCTTTCAACAAATATAAGCTCTCCATTATTACATATATTACATATATCAGATGGATAAATAAACTTGTCATAATTTAAATAATTAGGATCAATATTATTAAAATATTTATCTATATTTTTATTACTATCATTTTTAACTAATACATTTTTATTTGAATGGTCTAACAAATTATTAGATGCATCTTGAATTATATTTAATGAAAAAAATTGTTTAACAATATTATTTTTGTCAGGATTTTCTACCATCTCATTTGATGATATATTTTTTTTATTTTCAAAATAATCAAAAATATATTTAGAATTATTTAAATAATAATTCTTTTCTTTGTTTCTAAGAGCTTTTATTGTGTTTCTATTTTTATTAATAAGTTCTACTATTTCTGTCTTATTTTTTGCTTTAATTAACATAAGTTCTAATTTCTCAATTTGTTTCAAACATTTAGGGATGACTACCTCTTCATTATGTTTAAATGAATTTATTATTTCATTATGTTTATTGTCAAGCGTAGTTTTTATAACGCCAGTTCTCTTCATATTAAGACTAATTATATTTTTAGTGTATTAAAAATTTATATATTAATTTTTGTAATTAAATAATTTCATTTAATTCAATTATAAAAATCAATTAAATCAATTAAATCAATTAAATCAATTAAATCAATTAATTAAATTAATTAAATTAATTAAATTAATTTTTAAAATTTTTTTTCTTTAGGAATATTATAAAAAAATGGCTGGTGGTTTAATGCAATTAGTCGCCTATGGCGCTCAAGATGTATATTTAACAGGTAATCCCCAAATTACTTTCTGGAAGGTCACCTATCGTCGTCATACCAATTTCGCTATGGAATCGATTGAGCAAACTTTCAACGGCCAAGCGGATTTTGGTCGCCGTGTTACTTGCACCATTTCGCGCAATGGTGACTTGGCTTTCCGTACCTATTTACAGATTACACTTCCCGAAATTGGCCAAAGCTTAAAAAACACTGCTGGTGATGTATATGCCAGATGGTTAGACTTCCCCGGTGAGCAATTAATTTCGCAAGTTGAAGTTGAAATTGGTGGTCAGCGCATTGACCGTCAATATGGTGACTGGATGCACATTTGGAATCAGCTAACTCTATCGAAAGAGCAAGAACGTGGCTACTACAAAATGATTGGCAACACCACCCAATTAACATACATTTGCGACCCCACTTTCGCCAATGTTGATGGCCCTTGCTCCGCCGATGGTGTTCGTCAGGTGTGCGCTCCCCGCAATGCTCTACCCGAAACAACTCTATATGTTCCCCTACAGTTCTGGTATTGCCGTAACCCCGGTCTAGCTCTTCCATTAATTGCTTTACAGTACCACGAAGTAAAGATTAATTTAGACATTCGCAATATTGAAGAGTGCTTATGGGCTGTTACTGACATCACCGGTACAGGTGTCAAAGTTACAAATGCATACAAGCAGTCGCTAGCGGCTGCCTCGCTCTTTGTTGATTACATTTTCTTAGACACCGATGAGCGCAGACGTATGGCGCAAAATCCCCACGAATACTTGATTGAACAGCTTCAATTCACTGGTGATGAGTCGGTTGGTTCATCGTCTAACAAGATCAAATTGAATTTAAATCACCCGTGCAAAGAATTAATCTGGGTTGTTCAGCCCGATGTAAATGTTGATTATTGCGCGTCGCTCACAAGCAACCATTCGCTAAATCACTTGCTAGGTGCTCAACCATTCAACTACACTGATGCGCTAGATGCGTTACCCAACGCTATTCATGCCTTCGGCGCGAAGACCCTTGTCAACAGCGGCTCGTTCATTAATGGTTCATCGAGATTTGAAGACCCATTCTCTAGTCCATTAGTACCTACAACTGGCTTTGTAACATCAACTGGTCCAAATAATATGACTGAATCGGGTGTTTCGGATGCTGGCACATTCGTTTTAGCTGAAACCGCGTTAGATATGCATTGCTGGGGTGAAAATCCAGTTGTAGTTGCTAAATTACAGCTTAACGGCCAGGATCGTTTCTCGGAACGTGAAGGCACATACTTCGACCTCGTCCAGCCATTCCAGCACCACACCCGTGCTCCCGACACCGGTATTAATGTTTACTCGTTCGCTCTAAGACCGGAAGAACACCAGCCTTCGGGAACCTGCAATTTCTCGCGCATTGACAACGCCACTCTACAGCTAGTTCTTTCGAACGCGACTGTTCAGGGTGTTTCTACCGCGAAGGTCCGCGTATATGCGGTTAACTACAACGTTCTCCGCATTATGTCGGGTATGGGTGGTTTAGCATACAGCAATTAAATAATATATTTTACTGTTAATGTTCTTATTTTTATTTTTCTAAAAAATAAAAATAAAAATAAAAATGATAATAAAAATGATTAATATTATATAACAATTAATAATAGTATATAATATTTTATAATATATTATAAATACACTTGTTATTATGAATGTAACTTTAGCAATAAACAGTTTTTATATTACGTATGTATTTTTACTTACTACCACTGCAATAACACTTATTGAAGCATTACGAAGCCCTATACCACAAGTTCGCCATATTTTGAATTTAGAAACTTGTATTTCCATTATAGCGTCTTATTTTTATGGAATATTTATAGAAGAAATAAAGAAGTCGGAAAAGGAAAAATTAGAAAAAGATAAGCTAAAAGAAGAAAAAGTATTAAATGTTATTCCTATAGAAAAAATTAATAATATGCGCTATATTGATTGGGCTATTACGACACCTTTAATGTTATTAGTTCTCTCTATGGTATTAGGTTATGAAAATAAAGTATTAGTTAAGTTTAAACCATATTTATTAACATTATTTTTTAATTTTGCAATGTTAGCATTTGGATATATTGGTGAAGTTAGACTATTAAATAGAAATATAGCAAGTTTTATTAGTTTTATATTCTTATTTCTAACATATGGAACAATTTGGAAGCTTTTTATGACAGGTTCAAAAATAACGTTCCAATCCAAATTCATATTTTGGATATTTGTAGGAACATGGTCATTATATGGACTATTTTATCACACAAATGAAACAACTAAAATGATTGGATATAACATTTTAGACTTAATAGCAAAGGCACTTATTGGAATTTTCTTATGGCTTTATTTAACAAAATCTGTAGTATTTTAATATTTCTCATTACAATCTGAAAAATAAACTAAAACAATATAAAGATAAATAAAATTGAATTAAAATTTTATTTATATTTATTTATATTTATTCAACAATCAAGAATCAAGAATGAATTCTCAACACGATAAAATTAAAAAAACAGTACTTGAATGGGCTGAAATTGAAATATCTAATATTATAGATGAATGGGGTAAAAGCAATGCTAATGGTTGCAGTGGTGGCAAAATGCGAGAAAAGAGGGGTTCTGATATTGAGACATTTGTTCGCACAACTATAAATAAAATTGGAGAACTATTAAATATAGATTTACACGCCAGGCGCGGAAATGATGACAAAAAGCTTTTAACAATAAATCGAGCAGATGGAAAAGAAGTATCTAAAGAGCATCAAGTGGATGTTCATATTTATCTGAATGGAATATTTATTGCGGTTATTGAATGTAAAGCCTATTTAGATAGTTGTTATTATGTTCGTGCGTGTGATGATTTCAAAATGTTTAAAAAATTTGATTATAATGTAAAGAATTGTATCTTTACTTTAGAAAATAGTATTGCTGAAGATACTAAAATATTTACAGATTTTATAAATGAAAATATTTGCGATGAAATATTTTATTTACTAGATGGAAAAAGAACATCATCAAAACCAATTTATGATATGAAACATAAAAAAACAATAAATAAAGATGTATTAACTAAATTTATTGATTTTATATTTATATTAGGATTAGGACCTATTTAACTATGAATCAATTCATTTGCTATATCAAAATAAACATCATTCAATTCAATACCAATAAAGCTTCTTTTTAAATTTTTACAGGCAATGCCTGTTGAACCTACACCCATACAATTATCCAATACTACTTCTCCTTCATTAGAATATGTTTTTATCAACCATTCTAATAGATCAACAGGTTTTTGTGTTGGATGTTTTGGTCTTTCAATACGATTAAACTTTAATACAGTAGTGGGTAATCTTTTTCCATCTAAACTTTCAACAAAGTTTTCTTTGTGATTACCGTAATTAGTTTGTTTATCAACTGCCGACTGTGTATTCCATCGTGTATATGGTGTTGAATACCAATATTGTGTATTATATGTAGGTTGTTTTTTATAAAATATAGCAATGTCTTCATTGGTTTTCATCGGTTTTCTTTTTGCATTTAAGAAATCTGAAAATTTATTTTTCTCCCATACTAAACAATATCTGAAATTTTTTAAATTGCTTGTAATCATTAATGATGTAAATGGTTGAGAGCCAAATAATATGATTGCCCCATTGTCCTTTATAATTCTATTATAGTGTTCCCATAATTTATCAAATGGAATAATTATATCCCATTCGTTTTTTGTTATACCGTAAGGAAGATCACATAATATCATATCTATTGAACCACTCTTTATTTTTGCCATTTCAACTAGACAATCTCCCTTAATTAAATTAATGGTTGGTCTCGCGTTTTCGCTTATTGTCGCATTTTCGCTTATTGTCGCATTTTCGCTTATTGTCGCATTTTCGCTTATTGTCGCATTTTCGCTTATTGTCGCATTTTCGCTTATTGTCGCATTTTCGCTTATTGATTCAATAATAGATGTAGACATTTCATTAGTAACATCTTTTGTATTATTATTTATTTTATGATTGGACTTAATAACTTCTATTAATTGTGCTTTATTTTTTGAACTACACTTTGTAAATCCAAGTTCTTCACATTTCTTTAATAATTCTAATTTAGTCATTTTCGAAGTATCCATTTGTTCTGTCATGTTAATTGTAATATTACTTTCAATATTATTTACTTTCAATTTTATATTCAATTCGGTCAATTTTGCATCTACTGCTTTATCTATTAGTGTCTTGATTTTGTCTGTTTGTATTTCACAAGGATTTTTACGACTAATATGTTTGTTGTAGTGTGATTTTTGAGAAAAAGATTTTGCACACTTTTCGCAAATATATTTAGCCATATTAGTTATATAGTATATAACTAATTTATTTCTATATTTTATTTGTATAGTGTTTTTTAACTAAAAATACCCAAAAGAGTTCCTCTCAAAATATTTAACATAAATTTGATAAATGAGAGAGATTTATAGATTTATAGATTTATATTTAGAGATTTATTAATAGATATATTTGTCTATGATTAGTGAGTTACCTATTGAGCTACAAGATATTATATTAGCTAATACAAACATTATATGTCATGTATGTCAAAAAAAATATAATTTCAATAATTTATTTTATAAGAAGCAAAGCAAATTCTATTATTGTAGCAAATTATGTTATGAATTTATGTAAAAAAAAAAATATTATAAATTTGAAATAGCTATGCTTTATGCTGTCTTAACCATTAATGACAAATTTGTCATTAATTAGTTCCAATAGCTCATTAACAAGTTTGTCCTCATCAATATCAAAGAAGCATTGAATATTATTAAGAATTAATGAGGCATCGTCGTCAGGTGTTAGCTCCTTATCTCCTGGCTCACGTAGTAATGTATTATATACATACGTAATCACAGGAATATTTTCACAAGTTACAATACGGGCAGTTTTAATATATTCAATATAATCAAGAACTAGAGGAAACCCTTGAATAAATGCCTCACAATCTGTGTTAAGTCTATACATCAAATAATCTAGAATTTCTTTTTCATTAAAATATGCTTCGTATACAGCTTGAGCGCATATATTTTTATATTGACTTTCTACAAATGAACCTGTCAATAGTTCAATATTAAGATGGGGCTCATAATTAGTTTTTTCATTAAGCATTTGTGTCTTTAGCATTGGATTATTGGATTATTGGATTATTTGATTAATGATATAAAAAGTAATATAATATATTAGAAATCAATTTTATTTATAAGAAAAATATATATTATAAATAAAAATAATATTAAGAATTATTAATAAAAATATTAATATAAACTTTATAATATGAGTTGTATATTATATTATAGTAATCATTGTGAAAATTGTAAAAAATTATTATTAATATTATCAAAGTCGAGTGTTAAAAATGATATTCATTATATATGTATTGATAAGCGAATAGTTAGAAATAATACTACTTATGTTGTATTAGAAAACAACCAAGAAATTTTACTTCCAAATACTATTAATGCGGTTCCTGCGTTAATGATTATAAATGATAACTATAAAATATTATATGGTGACAACATAATGAATTATTTAAAGCCGGTTCAGCAAATGGCAGTTCAAAAAGCTACTAACTATAATGGAGAACCATCTGCCTTTAAATTTGATTTATTATCGAGTGGGGTTGTTTCAGATAATTTTAGTTATTTAGACCAAAATAGCGATGAGCTGTCAGCAAAAGGGAGTGGCGGATTAAGGCAATTATATAGTTATGCTACAATAGATTATACAGACAAAATAGAAACTCCACCTGATGATTATATTCCGGATAAAATAGGAGAAATAAATGTAAAAAATTTAGAGCAGGAAAGAAATGCTATATAGTTTTTCTTTATTAAATTTATTAAATAAACCAATAAATAAACTATTTAATTAACTAATTAATTTAATAGTTAATTAAATAGTTAATTTTATTATTTAAAGTTATTATATTAATTTTACTTATTAATGACAAGTAAAATTAATAGCGAAGATTGTTTACATCAAACTTCGGAAGACACTACTAAAATTAAGAAAGCTAATTTTACATTGACTAATGAAAATGCTATTACACTTATTAACTTTTATAAAATTTTCAAGGATTTAATTATGGATTTAAACACAAGTTTTAATGATAAAGTTGGTTCGCTAATTACTAATAATAAAGACTATCAGTGTATTATTCATTATTGTTTGCCTAATTATAAGGAAAATATGAATGCTGACGAATATGTTAATGCTATTCAATTAAGTAGTATAAGTATTGATTTTATGACCTCATTAAATAATGTTTATGAATATTGTAAACATACTTTTGCGGTAAGAAGTATTGATATATTATACCAAAATGAAGATATTTTTTTAAATAAAGCAAATGTTAAAGCTACAAATAATAGTGTTATTTGCACTATGTTTTTACCAGACATTGAATTTTCAGAGCTATATTATGATGATACTAGTGCGCAAACAAAGCAAACATTATGGAAATATTTACAACTAATATTATTTAATATAATAACCTCTATAGATGATGTGTCATTTTTCGGAGATTCGTTAGAATTGCTTAAAATTATTGATAGTAACAATTTTTCTGCTAAAATTCAAAGCACTGTTGAAGAATTAAGTAATATGTTTTCATTTAAAGAAAATAGAGGTCCTAAAGCAAAATCTAGCGTTAACAATGATGAAGATGAAGATGTAACAAATGAGGATATTCCTGATATTCCTGATATGTCGGGTTTTTTTGACATATCAGGAAGTCCATTTGGAATGTTTGATACTATGTTTAATGATTTATCAAATAATTTTAGAGAGGCTAGTGATAATGCTACAAATACAAATACAAATACAAAGCATAATGATTATGCTATTCCGGATAAGGAAGAGCTTTTTTCGCATTTAAATAATTTAATAAATGGAAAAATAGGTTCATTAGCTAAAGAAATTGCAGAGGAGGCGTCAAAAGACTTTGATTTAGACATTGATAATAATGGTGATATGAATGATATCTTAAAAGGTTTTATGAAAAATCCTTCAAAAATGATGGGACTTATTGATAATATTAATAAAAAAATAAATACTAAAATGAAAGATGGATCAATTAAAGAAAGTGAATTATTAGAAGAAGCAACTGAAATATTCAAAAATATGAAAAATATGCCTGGTATGAATAATTTTAATGATATTTTAAAATCAATGAACCTTGACAAATTTATGCCTAAAGGTGGAAAGATTAATCCGAATACTTTTCAAAATATGATGGAGCAAAATGTTAAAATGTCTAAAATGAAAGAGCGTATGAAGAAAAAGGCTGAAACAAATAAAGAATTCTCTAATACAACTAATACAACTAATACTGCTAATAAGAACGATTTAAATGATATAACAGCTAATCTCTCTTCATTAATGGAAGAAATGAAATCAAATACAAGTTTCATTGAAGATATTATTAAAAAGCAAGGAGTTAGTAATACTACACCTATGAATAGTGCTCGTTCAAGTGATGACAATTCTAAACGCAGTTCTAACAATAAGAAAAAGGCTAATAAAAAAAATAAATAGTATAACCTTTATAAAGTGTTATTAATACAATATATATTATAATAATAAATTATAATTAAAATTTATTATTAAGTTATTATAATATAATAAATAATGGCTAATAGTTCTAACGAAACATATATAGGAATAAATACTGGTCAAATGAAAGACGAAACATTTTTGGGAGATAATATTATTACCAAAACAATTAAATTAGATAATTCTAATTCTAATTCTAATTCTAATTCTAATTCTAATTGTGTTGGTAAATCAAAAATTATTGATAGCAGTGTAAATATTTTATTTTGGATAGATAATCCAACTATTTTATTTAGCAAAAATTATATAACAGAGTTGTGGCCTTTAGATGAGATGACACGAGAGCAAAAATTAAATGCAATAACTAGGTTAGTTATATTATTAACTTTAGCAGGTTTTTTGTTATCTAACAATTATAAAATTCTTGTTACAGGATTTATTTCTATAGTTTTTTTAATAATTACTTATAAAATTTTAAATAATAATAATTTAAATCAAAAAATAAAGGAAACATTTAGCAATGAAAATATGTATGATAAAGTGAAACATAATTTTACTAATCCAACTACTGCTAATCCGATTATGAATATATTATTACCAGAAATACAGGATAATCCAAATCGTCTTGAAGCTGCTCCTGCATATAATAAGGCTGTTGAAAAAGCAATAAATGAAGAAACGCAAGACTTCATAGTTAACAATTTTAATAATGATGAAACTATTAGAAAAAAATTATTCGATGATAAAGGAGATAAATTTGATTTTGAATGTTCAATGAGACAATTTTATAGTACAGCAAATACTCGTGTACCTAATAATCAAAAAGAGTTTGCGCAATTTTGCTACGGTAATATGGCTTCCTGTAAAGATGGTGATGTAGAGATGTGTTTTAGAAATAGCAATCAATAAACTTATTTATATATATTTAAACTAATTTAAAATATTATTTAAAAAAAAATAATATATTAAATACATATAAATGACGTCAACTGTGGCATATCCATATACATTTGATTCTATGTCTAGAATTGGCAATGATAATCCAGCAATTGATCAGCGTAATATTCAAAATATGAATGAAGCTAATTATAATTTAGAAAACTTTTATCCAGCTTGTCCTATGTCGACCGCTATTGATTTTGCATTAAGTCAACCTAATGTTTTCTATAAAGGTTCTCACGAAGGAGGCGTAAAAGGGTGCGAAATAGAGGCAAATAATGAGTTAAAATATACTCATATTTCGCGACCAGCGTGCAAATTATCGCTAGTAACAAGACCCTTTGTAACTGTGCCATATTTAGGAAAAGGCTACGGAGACTGCGCAATAGAAACACAATTAAGAACCGGGCAATTTGATTTAAATAAGAAAACAGTTAATAATATGATGGAGCAATCCTTTTCAGATTATCAAAACTATCCTCTAATTGATAGTCTAAAAGAAACTGTCTCAAATAGTGCTTATGTAATTGAAGACGACGCTATGAAAGGTTGGCAACGTGGTGGTATGAGTGCTCGCGAATTTGCACGCAATCAAGATAAGCAATAAGGGAGTTATTTGAAAATGTGCGTATATAGTTTGTTAAAAAGTGTTTAAGTTGTTTTTCTTATTATATACTTTGTTATTTTGTTATTTTATTATTTTCATATAATAATATAACATATGGCATTATTTAACACAATGGCTAAAAAAACAAAAAAGTTAAGAAATATTGGAACTAGAAAATTTAAGGCTCTTAGAAAAAGATTTTTAACAAGAAAAGTGCCGTCTTTAAGCCCTAGAACAAAACTTGTTACGCAAATACAAAGAACATACAGAAAAAATTTGAAATCGAGAGAAGCATTAAAGAAAAAACTTAAAGAAACGCAAAAATGGGCTGAACGTGAAACCGCCGAAATTGAGAGAGCTAGTGCTATTGTTGCGTTTAATAAAGAACAATTAAAAAATAGAACAGCGCTTGACGGGTCAAGTGTAAGAATGACACGGGGTCATAAACAAAAATTGGAAGACGAAATTAGGGATGCACAATGGGCAATAAATAGTCATAATAGGTATAATTATAGAGCACAAGCGCGCGAATTGGAGCAACAATTAAATAGAAGATAGAAGATAGAAAGAGAGATTGCTATTTATTTTTTTATATTGCCATATTATATATGACAATATATAACTTTGTAAGAAATAAAACAAGAAAATTAGGCACTAGATTAGGAACTAGATTTGTAACAAGAAAAAACAGAAACACATATAAACAAATGTTACTACCAACTCCTAAAACGCAACTTGTTACGCAAATTCAACAATCCTATAGAAAAAAGTTAAAGCATAAACAAGACATAGCAAACTTTCCAAAAAAGCGAGCTACGCGAAAAATTATGAGTGCCTATAGAACTGCGTCAGCAAATCCAAATCTTGAAGAATGTCCTATATGTTTAGGCCCTATGTTAAATCCCGCCGCTACAACAACACTTTACCATTGCAAACATAAATTTCATACTTCATGTATTAAAGGTTGGGCTATACCAAAATTTCACCCTCGTTGTCCTCTATGTACAAAACGAATATTATATTATGAAAACCCCACTGTTGTAAGACCAACATTAAACCAGCAAGCATTCATCAGGAAGCTTAAAGCAGTACAAGAACAAGCAGCACAAGATGTTACCAAAATTGACGAGGCTAACTCTATTATACGAGAGTCTAGAAGAGCGCTAAAAAAAAGACGCTCACTCGACGGTTCAAATGCAAAAATGTCAAGAAAGGAAATGGAAAATTTAAAGCAACAAATAGATCAGGCAAATGAAACTATAAATGCTCATACTATTTATAATTATAGCGCATTTGCAAGCCGATTAGAAAATGAATTAATACAAAATAGAATAAAAGAACGAGAGAAAGCTGAAGATGAGGACGACCAGGAACGTGAATGGGAGAGACACCGGTCTCTACGACGCCAATCTAGACTACAAAACGGTGGTGGTGGTCATTGTTTAGAGTGCGCAGACCATTAGTAATTCTTTAAATCGTTTTTATAATATTATATAATATTTCTCCTCATAACTAAAATTGATAACTAATTCTTTAACTTTTTTTTATATATTGTTATATATAATATGCCATTGTATGATTTTATGAAAAATGTAAAAAATAAAACAACCAAATTATTTACAAGAAAACCCAAAACCAAATCTAACTCTAATAAAGACGCTGTGTCTCAAAAGAAAAGAGTGACTTTAAATCCAAGAGGCACACAAATTCTTGAAACTATCCAAAAATCATATAAAAAGAAATTTAAAAGACAGAAAGATATAGCTAATTTTACTAAAAAACGAGCAACACGCAAAATTATGTCTGCGTATAGAAGCGCAATAGCAAATCCAAATGTAAATGAATGTGCTATATGTTTAGGTCCTATGTTAAATCCTTCATTAACAACAACCCTTTATCATTGTAAGCATATATTTCATACTTCTTGTATTAAGAGGTGGGCTGCTAATAAATTAATACCTCGCTGTCCATTATGTAATACGCAAATATTATATTATGAAAACCCTACTATTGTCAAACCAAAAAAAACAGAAAGAGATTTTATGGATAGGCTTATAAAAGTACGTATTTGGGCTAAATACGAAGCAGAACAAATAGCAAAAGCTAGTACTTATATAGAAAAAAGACAAGCACAATTAATAAATAGAACAGCACGCGACGGGTCAAGCGTTAGAATGACAAGGGGTCATAAACAAATGTTAGAAGAACAAATTAGTAAGTCGCAAACAAAGATAAATATGCATAATAGTATTAATTATAGAGCATTATTGCTTGAATTGGAGCAACAATTAGCAGCTAATATAATAAGAGAACGAGAGATTGCTACACGCACAGATGCTGCACTGATACATATGGAGAACCCTAGTTATAGCGACAGTGATACTGATAGTGCTCATTATGGTGGTGCTCGTTGCGCTAATTGCACGAATCAGTAATATATATAATATTTTTTCAATATAAAAATTGTAATATATATTATATATTATATATTATATATTATGTTATCTAATGCTATTAGCAGTTATTATAGTAACATAAATAATATAAATTATGATAACACATTTTTAACTACATATAAATTACATAGCGACGACGATGATAGAAATTTATGCTATCAGCTACAATTATTACAGGCGCTTAACATTGCTAATTATGATAGTATGATATTGGCTACTCATATTGATAAAATAGGATTTTTTTTACAAAACAACTCGGAGTTAGAGGCTATTTTAAAATTATTGCAAACAAAATATAAAGACACTAATATTGCTTTTATGCTCGATGGTCATAATAGTAATGCACTATTTCAGCTTCTTTTTAGTTACGATTATTTTGACGTATTTCATAAATGTTTATGTAAATATTTAAGTGAAAAAAAGCAAAATAATGAAAATGAGCTAGCAAAGAATGAGCTAGCAAAAACTTATTTTGATGAACTTAAGAATTTAATTTTATTATAGTCTAGTCATTATTTGTCATTATTATTAAAATATAATCACAAATAATCAATGATCATTCTTTTATGTAAATGCTTGTGCATAATTTCTTTATTATCTTATCTTCATTATTTTCCTTATTATTTGCTATTGCTACTAATGTATGGGTATAATAGTCTTGCTTATTTTCATTATTTTGAAAATCGGGATTTTCTTTTGTCCATTTGCTTAGCGCAAAAAATTGCTTTGTTGATACATCTTTTATTGCTCGTTTTATCTTTTCCTTATTTATATCTTTCTCCCAACTATCAGCTTCCTTAATATAAAGAGACTCTCGTTTTATATCTGTACAATAAATAGGTCGCTGATAAAATCCTAATTTGTTTATGTTTTCAATTATTACATTGCTTAATCCATTCACTAAACCATTATGTTTTGTATAATCAAGCTGTTGTAAACTAACCTCTATTGATTTAATAAAATCACTCATACTAATAGCATCTTTGCATTTCTCATTCAAAAATACTTGAATATTAAATTTTTGATTGGTTGTAGTAATATTATTTCCTACTTTTGGAATTAATTCTTTTATTGTATCTGTCAATTCTTTGATCTGATTTTGTTGCTCCTTTACAACATTCATTATTATTTCTTTCGATAAAGCCAACTGATTATTCAAAATATCATTTGAACTTATATGTGTGTTTTCATCGACAATACACCTCTTTTTATGTCTATAAAGTCCCGAGCTATATTTATATGACTTATTACATATTTTACACTCATAACAAGTCTGGGGTTTTTGAGGGGGTTTTTTTGTATCATTTATATCTTTTTGTCGGGTTTTATGCTTTTGGGTTGATAAATGTCTGCCGTAATCTTTTTTATTAGACGATATAAAGTCACAAAAGGCGCAACAATAATTTCGGGGTTTTTGGGGTGAAATATTTGTACCCATTTATACCATATAAATGATACATAAAAAATCCCTAAATGATTTTTGCAAAATAATATGTTTTTTTTGAAAAATTATGATGCGAAAAAAAACAGGCTTTAAAAAGTTTTTAGAGCTTAATGGTCTAAACTGGTTTTTTTTTAAAAAATACTATAAAGGGTTGATATATATGAAATTGGACATTTATAAATGTCCTTTTTTGAAAAAAATCCTGAAAATATATTTTATAAAAAAAAGCACCTATAAAAACCTTTATAATTTACAGACCATACAAGGTCACACACAAATTTTTAACAAAAAAAGGGTTTTTAAAAAGCATTTAGTTTAATATATGAAAACAACTTAAAGAAACTTTAAAACTTTGTTTATTTTTAAACATATAAACAAATAAACAAATAAACAAATAAACAAATAAACAAATAAATAATAATTTAGATTATATAATAACCCTATGACTTCAACAAGAAATAAAAATAGTCAGTTAAATTATAATTTAGAAAAATCGAATAAAGAAAAGTTGCTACGGGAAAAACTTTATTTACATTCTTCAAGTGGCCGGCCAATAACTGAATGTATACCTTCCATCGGTTATACTCCAAGTCATATTTCGAGAGATGCATTAGCAAATAATGCAATAGATATTGAGTCGCAACTTAGAGGTATTGGTTCAACAAACTTAGAAACTCCATGTCAACAGGTTATTCCAAGTCTTAGAACATTAGATTTAAAAGAATTTTTTGAGCGGCAACAAAGCGTTATTATGCCTTATCCAATGGTATATGAAAACAACCAAAGACCCAATCTATAGACTCTCAAAATGTTTATTTAAAAAGTGAAAAATAATAAATAAATAAAAATGAAATATTATTTTTATTATAATTGATATTAAATATAATAAAATTAATATATTAATATAAGTTAATTATGACAAACAGTAATAGCTTTATTATTAGCATCTATAATTCACGCAAAATCTTATTAGAAATTTTGCAAGAGCGAGGATTTAATATAACAAAATATTCAAATTTTGGGATTACAGAAATAGGCATTTTGCTAGATAACAATCAGTTAGATATGTTATTAGAAAATGATAATACCAAAAAAAAAATATATGTTAAATTTTATATTAATAAGCTAATTAAACCGCAAAATATATACGATATTGTAGAGGACTTATTTCACATTGAAACAATTTTAGAGAAAAAAGACGATTTAATGATCATTATAAAAGATGAACCAAATGATACAATGATGGAAAATATTAAAGATATATGGGTTTCCGAAAATATTTATGTATCCTTACTAAATATTAGACGCCTACAATTTAATATTTTAAAACATAGTTTAGTTCCGAAACACACACTATTATCATTAGACGAAAAAGAAGCATTTATGAAAAAATATAATGTAATGGATAAATCTCAAATACCAGATATTTCATTTTTCGGTCCAGTATCAATTGTTTTAGGAATTCGACCCGATGATGTTGTTAAAATAGAGAGAAGCAGCAGAACAGCTATTCAATCAGAATTTTATAGAATTTGTAAGTTATATTAAATTTAGATATATAATACAAGTTTTATTATATATAGTAATATAATAACTATATATAATAGTATAATAATGAATAATAATCAAGATTTATTCACATTTGATAAGTGTTATGAACGACCTAATATAATGACAGAAGCAAGCTTTAATATGACTTTAATGAACTCATATAATAAATATTTAGCTCCCAGCGTGAGAGATTGCGAAATAAAAGCTTTAAGAAATAACAGTGAATTTTTTTTAATCAATGACGTTTCATCTATAGGTACTAATAATTATACTAATTGTTATATACCTAAACCCGATTATTCAAGCTCATCATCTGTAATAGGTGATAATTCAATTATAGCAAAAGCTTTAAATTTATTTAATGCCACATTCTCTCCATATACTATACAAACTGAAATAAGAGATTCTTGTAGCAACATATTATATAATAATGGCACAAATAGTCCAAATAAATGCTTTAATTATTTGCTAGATAATAAAGTTTACGCACCTAAAAAATACTATGCTTATTATAAAAAACCAATAATTAATAGCATTAATCGCGATATTGTTATATCAAATCCACAAATCTATAAAGATAAAATAGTGGAGCTTAAAAACTATGAAGAGTTACTAAAAATTGATCAGGTAAATTTTTCAGAAAATGGAAACGGAAATTTAGCAAATGCTTTTAAAAATTTTATATGTAGTCCTACAATTCTTAATGATAGAGCTTTAGATGCACAAATTTTTATTTTAAAAGGAAAATATGAAAACTTATTTGCCGAATTAGACAGAATTAGCAGAGATATTTCTTCTATAAATTATTTAAATAGTTTTGATGATGAAACAATCATTGCTTTAAATGTAAGAATAAAAGACAGAAATAATGAGCTTACTACTTTATTAGGGTTTGGCGGAGCAAATAATGGACGATTACAAGATACCACTTTATTAACACAATTTAAAATTGTCGAAAATAGTATTTTATTATTAATTATTATTACAGCATTATTTCTTTATAATAAAATGAAAAAATAAAATAATAAAATAATAAAATAATAAAATAATAAAATAAAAAAAGCAATTATAATCAAAAAAATATATTATATTATATTAGTAATATTATAATAATATAATGGTAAATGAAAATAAAATTATATTTTACAGTGAAGAATTAAATGAAGATATTAATCAAAATAATAATCTATTAAACTCAAAAGAAATACTCACGCAAAATAAAATGAAAGAACAAGTAAATAGTAATTCTTATAATTCTATAGTCGATTCCATAGATTATTTAGGGTGTATTAATGGAAAT